ACGCTGCTGATATAAAGTTTTCTTTGTTGGCCAGCAAACTCTCCGTGCAGCCATTGGACAGCGCGGTGGTGTCCGGCGACCTGTATATATTTCTAGAGGATGCAAAAATACAGTGGTCTGTTTTCTGGCCGCCGAATGTAGATGGGCGGACGGAGGGTTATAGACTTTATCGCTACGACCCGCCAGGTGCGTCGGTGCCTGACAAAACGCAGGTTTTTAGCGGCGACATAGCGCACAACGACAAAGCTAACTGGATGGAAATGCCGTCTCCGTTAGCGCCGGGGACGGTGGAAGACGTCCTTGTCTATCGGTTTGTGGGCAGCGCTCTTGGGCTAAAACCCAGCCAAGATTTTTGTATAAAAGTGGTCGCGTACAATTCTGCTGGCGAGTCTGCCTTTAGCCAACCTCTGTGTGACAGTGAGCCGTCTATACTTAAAATAGATTTTTATCTTGACGATGTCCTTATGACAGGCCCGCCGCATCACACAGAAAATAGCGCGCCTTGGGATTTTCTCGGAGGCACTCCAAGCAGTCCAATACCTCTATCTGTCAGCACCTTGGCTTTTGGCAGTCACACGGTAAGTTACAAGATAGCGTATTCTAACGGGCTGCCTGACGAGACGGGTGGTGCGGTGTTTACACTGGTAAAAAAGTTACCGTCACGCCCGAAGTGGCTGCGAGGGAGAAAAGTCTTGTTAATAAGATAGTTATTTTTATATTGGCAGTATTGTTGGGGGCTGTTATGTTTTAAAGTAATAGCAGAGGTCCAGGACATCTTATGAGTAAGTATCAGTGAGGCGGGGAAAATGAATACTTATATATCGAACGATGATGTAGAAAAATTGGCAGTGTTTAAAAAGATAAGCATAGTCGCGGGGGCTTTTATATCTATCCTCGCACTAAGTGCTATCGGCGTCAAGGCAACGATGTGGGCAGCGGACCAAAGGTACGTGACAAAAGAAAAGATAGTACAGCTGTTTTTAGAGCAGCGGGTTTCGACGCTAGGGGACTATATTTTTGACCTGGAGCTAAAAATACAGTACGCAGAGGCGTCTAGCTCTGAAAAAGCCAGGCTCGGAAAATACATTCGCGAACGCGAAGAAGTTTTGAAGGATAAGCAGATTGGCACACACGCAAGATAAGATTAAATCTATGACAGCGCGTTTCGGCGAGATTGGCGAGACAGGGTTGGAGAGGTGGGGCGGACACATTGATAGTGACTTTGTCAGTGCGTTTAAGGGTGCGCAGAAAAACAAAACTATCACGGAGATGGTTAACAACGATCCCGTGATAGGTGCTGTACTTTTTTCTGTGAGTATGCTGATCCGACAAGTCACGTGGCGTGTCGATGCGGCCAGCGAGGACGCGGTAGATCGTGAGCGCGCGGCATTCGCGGACTCCTTAATGCGCGACATGAGTACAAGCTGGTCGGAGGTGGTTGATGAGGTGGTGTCTTTTACATCCTACGGATACAGTTATCACGAGATAGTGTATAAAAAAAGGATGGGGGACCACAGAGACAGTGCTAAGCGGAGCAAATACGAGGACAATCGCATAGGTTGGCGAAAAATCCCTATCCGCGCGCAAGATACCTTAGACGAGTGGCTGCTAGACGCCCATGGTGGCGTGCAGGGATTTATACAAAACACCCGCACGGGACGTACTCGCGTAACGATACCGATAGAAAAGGCACTCCTTTTTAGGGCGTCTAGGCATAAAAACAACCCGGAGGGGCGTAGCATTCTGCGCAACGCGTTTAGACCTTGGTTTTTTAAAAGGCGCATAGAAGAGATACAAGGCATCGGCATCGAAAGAGATCTAGCGGGCATGCCCGTACTCTACGCGCCGCGTAGGATAATGAGCTCATCAGCCACCGACAGTGACAAACAAGTCTATGAGGAGCTTAAAAAAATAGTCGTCAACTTGCGACGCGATGAGCTGGAGGGCGTTGTTATGCCCGGAGACAGGGACGACAAAGGGCACAGACAGTATGAGCTTGAGCTACTTTCCACGGGCGGCTCGCGGCAATTTGATATAGATAAAACGTTGCGCAGGTATGACCAGCACATTGCTATGACCGTGCTCACAGACTTTATATTGCTTGGACACGACAAAGTAGGGTCGTTTGCGCTCAGTAGTAGCAAGACAGATTTGTTTGCCCTTGCACTAAAAACGTGGCTCGACGAGATACGTGACGTGTTCAACACGCACGCGTTCCCTAGGATTTTTAAACTAAATGGCATGGACACAAGCAACATGCCTATGCTGGCGTATGGCGACATAGAGACGCCAGATTTAAAAGAGATGGGGGAATTTGTCACTAAACTATCCGGTGCGGGCATGGAGCTTTTTCCTGATGCTCAGTTGGAGAACTACATACGTGGTGCTGCTAATTGGCCGCTTAAGACACAAGAGGATTGAACATGGGGACACAGGATAAAAAGACAGACAACGAAGTTTTAGGTGCAGACCTGTCTGCCTTGGGCACAATGCAGAAAGACGACGACCCGCTTGTTTTAGAGTTGTCTAACGTGAGCAAAGAGCACGAACAGGGTTTGATGAAGTTACTAAAAGACAAGGTTGCGAAAGTTTGCGATGACTACTTTTTTGTAAAGCACGTTGAGAAAGCGGTAAAGCGCTGCAACATTTGCAGCAAAGTGCCTAGCGTCGCGTACTTGTTGTCTAATCTCAGTACCGTAGTCTACGCGTGTAAAGAGCACAGCGCGGATGTTTCTAAAAGCATATTTTTAGATAGAGAGGATGTTGTAAAGAAAGTTGCGTCATTAACCAACTACGTTGGCGATTTGTGTGATTGCACCATAAACCAGTTTGAGGTGGCACCTACCGCGCAGGTCGCGGCTGTTTTAAAAGATGTATGTGTCGCGTCGGACGCCTCTTTTTCTGAGTTGCTGAATAGTGACGAGGGCGCGAATGAGGAGGATTGGTCTTGGTACGCCACGTGGAAGACACTCTACCCCGCTACGGGCAGAGGAAGGTTTATGTACCAACACCATTTCCAATACTTAGATGACAGCCAGTTAGCGTTGTCGCACATGGCGTTGGTAGACAGAGATGGTCCGGTCCATGGTGATCTGAGATTGGAGGCGGACGCATCTTTAGGCGGTTTTAAAATTAGCATCAACGCCCAGCGCGTGGCTGAAGGTGCGGATATGTTTATGGCTATGGACGGTGAAACAAAAATACACGTAGATCCCAAGAGTGCTCACAGTAAAGCGTGGTTGACGACGACCGACGGTTTCGAAATATGTGCGGAGTACGGACGTGGTAAAATGTTTAATTTGGATGATGGCACCTACGTGATGGGTGTGCGCACGCGAACTATGAGTGAGATATTCTTGCAGGGCGCGAAATTAAATGGTAGATATGTTATAAAGTACGGGTTGTTGGAGGACAATATGCAGTGGTACATAACAAAACCTGACAACCAGACGCCTTTAGCGGAGACGTTGGGCATAGAGACCTTTGCGGAACGGCTAAAGGACGCGGGTCACACTCACTTTATTTGGGCAGGGCCCGGGCTGGCTCCCCAAGTGGTGGATGTGGCGACGGGGTTGGTTGCGATAGAAAAAGGCACCTACTTGCGCCTCACTAAAAGGGAGCACACACAGGACGAGCAACTAGTAACGGGTGTTGTAATGGAGCCGGGTACCTTAGACACGCACGGCGACACTATTTCTGTAGAGGAGGTCAAGGCGGCAGCGCACGGATTTTTAGACGCGTCGCGTGTTTTAGGCGTACAGCATGTGTCTACAGCTAATGCGATTGTGGCGGAGAGCTACCTAGCTCATGAGGATACCATGCTGGGCGGGGAGCCGGTGTTGAAAGGATCTTGGATCTTGGTGACTAAGGTGTTGGACGTGGATTTGTGGGACAAGATTAAAAATCTTGAATATACAGGATACAGTATTGGCGCATTAGGGATTAGGCTGGATGACGTATAGGAGGGTTTAGGATGTCTAGGTTGGTGGAGTTAAAAGTCAAAGAAGTGAGCTTTGTAGACAGCCCGGCTAACAAACGTAAGTTTTTAATACTTAAAAATAGAGAGGATAGCAACATGGCAGAGTTGATTTTAAATTTGGACAAAAGTGTGGTAGACATTTTTAAGATGTTGGCGAAGGCAGTAAATAAAGACGTTGGTATTGCAAAAAACTTAAAGCTTTTCGAAAAGGACGCTGGACAAAAAGCGGCGGCGTCTTTACTTAAAAGCGAGGCGCTGTTGAAGCAGGTCTCCGAGACGAGCGCGGACGCGTTGTGTGACAAGCTTGCACTTGTCACTAAGGCTAATACAAGCTTGTTGGCAAGAATACTCGCGGAAGACAAAATCCTAGCGGAAAAAATATCGGATGCGGGTGTGTCTAACGACATTGCGGGTGCTGTCGCTATCGCAGTAAAAGCTTTGAGTGGCGCTAAAGAGAGTATAGACACTAAGGTGTTGCAGAGCATCATGGATATGGTTGGCGTGACGAAAGACGCGCACAGTTTTGAAATTAAGAAGAATGCAGATGGGACACTCAACCTAGACGCTGTCCCTGCAAATATGCGTGAAGCGTTTGCTCGTCTGCATAAAAGTAGCGAAGACAACGAGGCTCGGTCGTTAAAAGTTGAGAAAGCGTTGCTGGACGAACAAGATCTTCGTATTGAAAAAGAGTTCATCATTAAGGCGGAAGCCTACGCGGCGTTGCCGATAGTGCCCGCTGTTTTTGGACCCATCCTAAAGCGTGTACACCAAGCGGTCAGCAAAGAAG